AATGGCAGATTGTCCGTAGCTACGATTCGTTTGTTCGCTATATCGAAAAGAACGGATTGCCTTCGGTTGTATCCTTTGACCATGATCTTCATCAAGAGCATATCGAATACTACTTTAAGGTAACTGCACTTACTAAGGGCGTAATCGAATATGGAAATCTGAAAAACAAGACTGGTAAATCGTGTGCCGAATATCTTGTAAAGAAATGGATTGAAGCTGGTAAGCCACCAATTAAGACATATGTTCATTCGGCGAATGCTTATGGTGCTGCTAATATCCACAAAATCTTAGGGGAAATTAAGTAATGATTAAATTCATCTTCCAGATCGAATATCAAGATCTGGAAGATGATTGTCACTCATGTTGATAAATACACGAATGACAACCGAAAATAAAGACCATAAACGATTCCTTGATGAGCATCTCCATTTAACGCCTGTCTTCGGTAATGACTGGTTTGCCCTGAAGGCAGAGGCGTTTGCAAGATTCTTTGGCACACCAATCTTCATCATCGCACAAACAATCTTTGTTACAGTTTGGATTCTTCTTAATGTTTTCGGTATTTTTCATTTCGACCTTTATCCATTCATCCTGCTTAACCTTGCCTTCTCAACTCAGGCGGCATATGCTGCCCCGCTAATTCTACTTGCACAGACTAGACAAGCTGACCGAGATAAAGCACACGCCGATGCTGATGCACAACACAGAGATTCGTTAGCGGTTGAAAGCTCAAAAAGACAAGCACTTATCAGTGAACAAACCGAAGCAATCATGAAGTTGACAAAGCAAAACTCAAGTGTTATGAAAGCGATCAGAGAGATGAACCAGAGAATCGAAATCCTTACACAAGAAGTTCATGCTAAGGTTACCGAGAATAAATGACGAAAAAAATCTGGAAAATATGGGCTAAATCCATGGGACATAAGATCTCCGACCATGATCGTGAGTCTGATATTGCGGCAGTGATACGAACTTTTTGGTGGTTCGTTCATATCATTACGTGCTTTTTCATCATTGCTAGTGCTGGAAGAAACTTAAAATTATGGTAAATATCTGGAATCAAATCGTTGGCCATGACCCTAAAATTGCAGCCGTAGTAGTTGTTTCGATCTGTCTGCTTTTATTCTCGTTAATGTCTATTTTTACAGACTTTAATGATGATGAAAAATAGTTGAAAAAAGATCTGGACATTCGCTAAAAATGTGGTAAGATGTTCTCATAGTTCAAACCACTACTACATTATGAAAACACCGATTGAATACCTCGCTACTGAATTCAAAGCTATTACTCGTATGGACCTCAGCGCGATTCCTTCCACTGAGTTGATTCACGAATCGATCAACGCCATTCAGATCTTGATCGATCTTGGATATGAAGAAGATTACATCATTCAAATGTCAAATGATTACGCACTCGATCTTCGTGATCGCACGTTCCTGATGTACGCATAACTATTCAAGTCCTGAGTATGACATTAAACTACTCAACTTTTAATATGAAATATTTGATCCACCACAACTTTGCTGATAATTCATATCAGATCCAGATTGAGCATAGGAACAGTGTATCTGTCCACTCAAACTACGACACCAGACTTGAAGCAATTCTTGCACTGGAAGACATCAATTCTCCTGCCACTTTAGAAGACGTTAATTTTATGATAAATGAAGTAAAGGAATTATTAAAATAACATGTTGAACGAAATCAAACGGAAAGTAATCGATGCCCGACTTAATGGTGCTACCTATACACAAATCTTTACTGATTATGGTGTAGCAAAATCAACAGCTCAGGGTTGGGTAGGAGCATTTAATGCAAATGAAAACATTCCGATTGGATATGTTAATGACAACCTTCGACGCATTAAACCTACGAAGAAAGACACCCAGGTATCACCAGAAGAGTTTATGGAAAATCTTGTTCCATTAGTCTTTCCGTTACCAGAGATTCCAAAGGTAAAATCTGAACTTAGCAACTTCGCCATTGTCTGCTCGGATATGCACTTCCCAACGGAATGTAAGAAGTCGGTTGACATTCTATTCCAGACAATTATTGAACTGAAACCATCCACAATTATTCTCAATGGAGATACTTGTGATATGTTGGCAATCTCAAAGTATCCAGCAGATATTCTTACCAGCTGGAATCTTAATGAAGAGCGCATTGCATATCAGAAATTTCTACAGACCCTTGTATCCATCTCTGGTGGAGCTAAGATCTATGAAACTCATGCAAACCATTCGTCTCAAGGTATTCAAGGACGTTGGAGACGGTATCTGTCGGAGAAGCTTGGTTCACTAGCTTGTCTTTCGGAATTCTGGGATAACTGCACTTATGAGAAGGTCTTCATGGGAGACTTTGCTGACATTATTGAAACTGTGGATTATGTTGATCTTAATGGTTTGTTAGTCATGCACGGAGATGTTGTTCGTTCTAATGCAGGCGCATCGGCTCTTGGCATGATTCAGAAGTTCAGCGCATCGGTTATGATTGGTCACGTTCATCGTCTCGGTGCAACTGCAATTCGTCGTCCAGCTATCGCTGGTAAAACCGATGTTCAACATATGGGATATGAAATCGGATGTATGTGCGACTTGAACCCCGTTTATGCATCCGCACCCAACTGGCAGAATGGTTTCGCCATTGTCTCGTTAAGTGACAATACATTTGGCGTTGAACTCGTATCAATCTCTAATGGTAAATCATCTATCTGTACTCTAGGCAAAACTCTATTCGCATAATATGAAAAAACCGATTTACATTATCGGATACATTCATGGCAAGTTCGGTAATCTCAGAGAGAAAATCAAACAACTTGATATTCGTGATTGTTATCTAATCTGTGTTGGCGATTTAGGTATTGGATTTCAATACGATGAATCTGGTGAGAAATACATGTGCGAATTGTTCAATGAATTTCTTTCTGCCCGTGACATTGAATTCATGTCTATTCGTGGAAACCATGATGATCCTAAATTCTTTAATGACGAATTCAGTAATATCTCTCTAAGTCATTTCAAGCTGCTTCCCGATTATTATTGCACTGATCTTAATGACCAGAGGTTCTTATTCGTCGGCGGAGCAACTTCGATTGATAGAACATATCGAATTGAAGGTAAGTCTTACTGGAAAAAAGAAAGGTTTGATCTGAAGGATGATCTTATTCAAAAATGCGATGTTCTAATTACTCATTCAGCACCTAGCTGGCTCGGCCCATTCGATAAGGCTGGTATCATTAGCTGGTGTGAAAAAGATGAATTTCTCTGGAGGGATTGCCTCAAGGAACGTGATGACCATAACATTTTATTCTCAGTAGCAAAGCCGCTATATAGTTATGGAGGTCACTTTCATCAGAGCGTGTTACTTAGATATAACGGATGCGCTGCAAGAATCTTAGATGAACTCGAAATTATAGAACACAGATAATGAAAGAAATAGTTGAAGCATTAATGCCCGTTATGATATTAGCAATCTTTGCTGTATTTTGGATTGCCGTATTATACTTAGGTGATAGAGCTTGTCGTGATTCGTCAAAAATGTATGAATTACCACCATTGCCTAGTTTTTCATCTACACCAAAATACACATACAGCACTACGGTAAAGTCTAATTCAGATTTAACTGAAGATCAAATAAAAGCAATCGCAGACATACTTAAACAAAAACACTAATATGCAAGTAAACATTAAACAAAATAATAATAATGCACATGATCTATTCAACAATGTTCGTCAATGGGGATTAGAGAAAGGCATTATTGGACCAAAGGGTAGGGGAACAATCGCCGCCCAATGGAATAAAGTTCTTGAGGAGATTAAAGAAACTGAAGATGCCATCTCTGACTATCAAGCGGGGTCTGGAACAATGGAAGCAATCGAAGATGGTATTGGTGATTCATTTGTCACTCTGATTCTTCTTGCTGATTTGTTAGGTCTTACTGGCGAAGATTGTCTTGCTTCTGCTTATAATGTTATCAGTAAACGCACTGGTAAAATGGTGGATGGTCAATTCAAAAAGGACGCATGAGACATACAATTTACATACCATCGAAGGGTAGACATGATACATGTCTAACTGCTGAACATCTACTTAAAGACAATATGGATTTCCGAATTGTTGTAGAACCTCAGGATGGTAAATTGTATATTGAAAAGTATGGCGATGATAAAGTTCTTGTTATGACCGAAAATAACAAGGGCATGGCTTACGTCAGAAATTGGATTAAACGATATTCAATCTCTAGGCGTGAGTCATATCATTGGCAGCTGGATGATAATATTAAGAACTTTAAGAGACGTGTCGATGGAAAGAATATCAAGTCCACTCCATCACCACTATTCATAGAGATTGAAGAAGAGGTAGACAAATATACTAATATCGGTATTGCTGGTATGAGATATGACATATTTGCATTCTCATATAACAGCTATACTTCCAATAATAAGCAAATCTCAAGCTGTTTCCTATTCAATAATGAACTAGATATATGGTGGAGGCCAGCACTAGTCGAAGATACCGATTACAGTCTTCAGGTATTAGAATTGAAGTATTGCACTCTGATGTTTAACACGCTACTCATTGAAAAGGCAAAGACCATGAGCCTTAAGGGTGGTTGCACCGATAGTGAATACGTTGGAGATGGTAGAGCAAATAATATGAGAGGACTCCAAGCTCAATGGCCAGGTGTTTTTGAACTCGTAAACAAATACGGAAGAACTACTATCAAACCAAGTAGAGTTTGGCAGAAGTATAAACAAGAGCCTAAGCTCAAAAATTCAGATAGTATATTAGAACAATTATGAAAGGTAAATTCTTTAAATGCGATTGTAGTGCCGATGGTCTTTGGGTTGAATATAATCGTTATTTTGGAACCGAGATTGCTTTGTTCTCTCGTGATCCAGAAAACCGATCATGGCGAAATCGACTTAAACTTGCTTGGGCATGTCTAAAGGGCAAACCATACGGCGATCAAGTTATATTCTGCGATCAACAGGTTGCTGATCTAACTGAGTATCTAGTTGAGATTCAGAACTTCAGCGAAGAATCTGAAGAAAGTTCTTGACAAATCAATTTAATCTGATAAAATACACACACCGAAACAATTATGTCATTACTCGAAAAACTAAAAAAGAATTCCCGTATCAAAGAAAGTGCTGTCCTCTCGGAAAGTATCTTTTATGCAACTAAAGATATTACCTCGACACCAGTCCCCATGATCAATGTGGCACTTTCTGGATCAATCGATGGTGGTATGACTTCTGGTCTAACCGTATTGGCTGGACCATCAAAGCACTTCAAGACTTCATTTGCTCTTCTCATGGCAGCTTCGTATATGAAGAAATATCCAGACGCTGTTCTTATGTTCTATGATTCAGAGTTTGGTTCTCCTCAATCATACTTTGAATCTTTCGGGATTGACATCACTCGTGTTCTTCATACTCCTATTACCGATATTGAAGAACTGAAGTTCGACATCGTGAATCAACTTAATGATATTGATCGTAAAGATCACGTCATCATGATTATCGATTCAGTTGGTAACCTTGCATCGAAGAAAGAAATGGAAGATGCTCTGAATGAAAAGAGTGTCGCAGATATGACCCGAGCAAAGTCTCTGAAGGGTCTATTTCGTATGGTGACACCGTATCTTACCATGAAGAACATTCCTCTTCTTGCCATTAACCATACTTACCAGACTCAAGAGATGTTCAGTAAGGCAGTTGTTTCTGGTGGCACTGGCATCATGTATTCGGCAGACAATGTCTGGATCATCGGTCGTCAGCAAGACAAAGACGGTACCGAGATTCAAGGCTATCACTTCGTCATCAACATCGAGAAGTCTCGATTTGTCAAGGAGAAGTCTAAGATTCCAATCAGTGTTTCATGGAATGGCGGTATTCAGAAATGGTCTGGATTACTTCAGGTTGCATTGAATGGTGGTTATGTCGTTAAGCCAAAGAATGGTTGGTATACAGCATTCAATCCAGAGACTAAAGAAGAATTGACTGGAAATCTTCGTGAAGCTCAAACTATGACTAAAGACTTCTGGGAAACAATCTTCACCAAGACTAAATTCGCAAAGTACATTGAAGACACATTCCAGATCGGGCAACGCGAGATGTTGACTGAAAGTGTTGTGGAAGATGTTGTCGAAGTAGAAACCGAAACCACCGAACAAAATGCTTGACATAACTGAAGGAAAAGATTACATTTTCGTAGAGAAAGAGATTTCCGACTTCTATTCAATCAAGTTATTGACTGGAGACTGGACTAATCTGGTCTATACATATGGTAAGGTTCAACTAAAAGAAGATCCTAAGAATGATTGTGCTACACTTTCATTCGATTATAAGATTGAGGAGTATCCGACAAACATCGATATTTCTTTTGAGAATGATCCCAAGTTTAGGGACTATCTAGGTAACGTGTTAGCAAATATCATCACAGAAAGCGAATTTAAAATTGGAACAGATGGAACAGAACCTTCAATCGATCATCATCAAGAATCTAATTCAGAACGAGGTCTTTTGTCGTAAAGCACTACCCCACATAAAACCCGAATACTTTGAGGGTCATTTCAAATCAGTATATGAATTGATCCTCAAATTCATTGGGAAGTATAACAAACTTCCCAATGCGACTGTTCTTGATATTGAATTTCAATCATCAAATTACAGTTCAGACTCTAATTGCATTGCCATCGCAGAATGCATCAAGACAATCGAAACACCAGACGTTGTTGAATTTGATTGGCTAGTTGATTCTACAGAGAAATGGTGTAAAGACCGAGCCGTATATCTTGCCATCATGGAATCCATTTCCATTATCGATGGCGGTGTATCAGATAAAGCTGAAGGAGTTATTCCAGAGATTCTATCGAAAGCATTAAGTGTCACATTCGATACCAATGTCGGACATGACTACCTTGAGAATTCAGATGGACGATATGAATTTTATCATAAGAAAGAGGATAAGATTCCATTCGATATTGAGATGCTCAATGTGATTACCAATGGTGGAGTTCCGAAAAAGACTCTGAATGTCATATTGGCAGGAACTGGAACAGGGAAAAGTCTGGCGATGTGTCACCTTGCCTCAGCTGCACTTACACAAGGTCGTAACGTTCTCTATATTACGATGGAAATGTCTGAAGAGAGAATCGCTGAACGTATTGATGCTAATCTATTCGATACAAACATTGACCAACTAATCAAACTGTCTAAAGACACCTTCACAAATAAAGTGAAGAGAATCTCCGAAAAGACACACGGTAAGTTGATCATTAAAGAATATCCAACTGCTGCAGCTCATACGGGACATTTCAGAGCATTACTTAATGAGTTAAAGATGAAGAAGAACTTTACGCCAGATATGATCTTCATTGATTATCTTAACATCTGTGCTTCGTCAAGAATGAAAGGTTTATCTGGAGGTGTGAATACTTACAGTTTAATCAAATCGATTGCAGAAGAGATTCGTGGTCTTGCAGTTGAATTCAATGTTCCGATCTGGACAGCAACTCAGTTGACAAGAGCTGGTGTCGGAAACTCCGACGTTGAGATTACGGATACATCGGAAAGTTTTGGACTTCCCGCAACTTGCGATTTGATGATTGCTCTAATCTCTACTGAGCAGCTTGAGAAGATGAATCAGCTAATGGTAAAGCAACTCAAGAACCGTTACAACGATCTGAGTCAGAACAAAAGATTTACAATAGGTCTTGACAGACCGAAAATGAGACTATATGATCTTGCAGATCCGATGGCTAACATCACTAACGATTCAAACGCATCGGCTGCACCAGTAGCACAAACCCCATTTGCATCAAATAAGAAACCAAATTTTAGTGGATTTAAAGTATGAGTAAAAACAAAGTAGAACTATTAGGATATTATGGAAGTGATGAAATCATCGCTTGTAGTGCATGGACTTCAACTTCACGAGATTTAAGTGAAGACAAAAAGTCTCGAATCCCAGCATTGATCGATATGCTTTGGAAAGACGGTCATCATACGCCATTTGAAAAAGGTGTAGCACATTTCTTGGTTGATACTGAAATTGCATCACACATACAACTTTGTAAGCATCGAATTTCTTCGATGAATGCGGAGTCTGCTCGATATAAGGAGCTGAAGGAAGACAAGTGTTATATTCCAGAAGATTGGTGTGACGTTATCGTCTCGGATCACGAAAGTCGAACATGGGCTGAACGGCTTGAA